TATTATTCCATTGAAATATAGATTATCATCAACATATTTTAAAAGTTTATCTGTATCATCAAATATAGGTAATACTTTTTTGTTTACAAATGAACCTATTTCAATATTTTTTGGACAATATTTTTCCACCAAATAATTATATAATATTTTTTTATTTTTTGTAGTAAATTCATTCTGTTCTTTATTCGACAATGCTTGTAAGCCGTCTCTTAAAGTAACATCAAATGGTCTCGGGTGTCTAATTTTATTATAAACATTTAAAAATTTATGATCAGATAAAATAAATTTTGTAAAAGATTTAACACACTTTGGGTAGTTTGTAATTTTAGACATTTTATATAGACATTTATATATATATAACTTTAAGTGTTTTTACTAAATCATTAAATAATAATAGACTGAATTGTGATGCATTAACAGATTATATATCTCAAAAATAATATTATTTAGATAGTTATATATTTATACTGAGTTTGTCAATGAATGTGTATATGGATTGTTTTTAAAAGCATTTAAAATATCAGGTTGAATTCGGTCACAACTAGCACATTCGTTATAATATTGTGGGGCTCTAATTGCGCCATATGTATTAACTGAAGGTGGTAATCCAGATAATCTTGAAAATGCTGGATTAACTCTTCCGTCTAAACGGTCGCTATCACTTTTAATTGTACTTAAATGCATTTGTTGGTTAAATATTTGAGTTCCGCCTTGGTTTGGTCTGTTCATAATAGTTTGAGATTTTATATCATTATTATTCTGCATATAAGCAGCTTCATAGCTCATATCTCCATAACCAGTTGCATATCCACCAGCTGCTGTATAATATTCACAACTTGTAGTGTCTCTCTGTGTATTATCTGGAGAAGTATAATTGTTAACATAAATTCCTTCTTTTTGATTATTAATATTAAAGTTAGGTGAATATAATGTTGTTTCCTTAATTGTTGTAGAAGTAGTATCTTGAGGATTATAAACAGGTCCTTTTACCATAGACGACGTTCCTGCATCTCCGTATACTCTCACATTATTAATTGTTTCATCTTTACGTGTTGGTCTAAACATATCCATTATAGGAGCTACAACGGCACCAATAGCACCACTAAATCCACTTCTTAATGTTTCTGGTTGTTTAACAGTACTTCTATGATTTTGATAGTTAGTATGACTTTTTAAAAACATATCTTTATCTGTATGATTTCCTTGTCCAGTGGCTCTTGAATGATTTACACCACCTTCAAATGCCTCGTGGCGCTTTGATTTTTCGAAATTTTGAGGAGCTGTAGTAGCTTTTACATCAATTGCTCCTGCAGGCCCCATATATTCAGTAGCAATATCGTTACGTCTTAAAACACCCATCTCTTGAATAGGTCTGAGTGTCTCACCTTTCTCAGCACCAGTGGTTGTTAACCATCTATCTTGAGTATTAATAAAAAATGTGTCTGGTCTCTGTTTTTCAACACGACCAATCATTTGAGAAGTTGGAGCTGTTTTTATAAAAGAGTTAGCTGGACCCTCGTGATTAATTAGTTCATACTCAAGTTTTGGATTTGTATCAACTCTTAATTGGTCAACAGTTTTAGGTAACCATTTATCACGTGCTTCCATGCCAGAATTGTAACCATTACTTCCATTAATTCCATAACCTTGGTCTAAACCAGGTCCAACCATAATAGTATCAAATGGTTTAACATTATTATTTTTCATAGCAGGGTTGACGCGTGATTGATAAAAATCACTTTGATTAGGCATACCATAAGCCCACTGCATGTTTTGTTCTGGTTTAAATAGAGGTGCTTGTTCAATCTTTTTTATAACCTGAGAACCAGAACCTATCATATTATCTAGAACAGACTCATTTATATTTACATCATATGTTCTTCCTTTTACTTTTCCACCATTAAATGGAACCATATTATTATGTTTAAATTGTTCAGAATTCAAATAATTACCAGTCATTGAATAAACATCTTGAATTGTTTTGGTTACAGGAATATTATTTCTTACTTTTTGTTCATATAAATTTTGGTTAAAATATTTATCTGTGGCAGCATTTGGATTAGGATATTGTTGAACAGTATCAACTAATTGATTTATATTTGATACAGGAAAATTTTGTGGAGGTATATTTGTATTTGGCAAATAATTATCTGTTTTTACACCCAAATTACTTCTAATTCCCATATTTGTAAAATTTTCTTGTCTTTGTTTTCTTATTTCTTTTTTGGTGCAATTTTCATTTGATTGGTTTGACACTACATACATACCACCTAATGCTATTAAAGGGATTGCTATTTCCATATTTATATATATAGAGTATTATATTTTATTCATATAATAATCTAAACTACTTTTTAAAAGTGGAGCAAAATAATTTTATTTTACTAGATTTTGATACACTTTTTCTAAAAGTGTATTTATAATGTTTGGCAAGAATTGGTTTGTTGACAAGTTGTAGGACCTCCAGCATAACCACCTCTGATTAAATTGTAACTTGATGGTAAATAATTTTTTGTTTCGTTAACAACACAATCTCTCTTGGGTGTAAAATAATCTTTTTCTAAAATTCTTGTGCTTAGGTTATTTTGAAAAGGAACACAAGTATTAACTTGAGGATTCAAGGGAGGAAATTGCCAATCAACTTGTTCTAAATCTCTATACCACCATGCTGGATTTGTAGCTCTTGATTGTTCTGTAAATAAATTATTACATTTTGGATATTGAATAGCTTCATTGGGGACATTATAGCTTTTATAATTATCTTTTCCTAAACAATCTCTGCCTATTTGCCTATTGACTCCTCTTAAATCACTTTCTAAATTAATTGTATTTGTTCGTAAATTTCCTCCCCATTTTTGTATAATAATTTGTGGGTCTTCTATATAACAAGGATTCGAACCATTTCCTGGAACATTTAATATCCATCTTCCAGGGTCTGTTGATTGTTGTAATTCTTTTTTTGTTCTACAGTCATCATATTTGAATCTTGTGCTAGCCATTTTATATTTATTATATATATTTATTTATTAATAATTTAAAAATTAAATGCATGGATTTATTATGGAGTTAACTTTAAATAATAAAAAACAACCTACTTTATGTTTAAATATGATTGTTAAAAATGAGAGTAAAATTATTAGACGTTTATTTGATTCTGTTTTGCCAATTATTGATTGTTATTGTATATGTGATACAGGTTCAACTGATGACACTGTTGAAATAATTACAGAGTATTTCAATAATAAAAATATACCTGGTAAAATTGTACATGAAAAATTTAAAAATTTTTGTTATAATAGAAATTTCGCAATACAATCTTGTATAGGAATGTCAGATTATATATTATTTCTCGATGCTGATATGATACTTGAAATTAAAAATTTTAACAAACAACTTTTAAATTCGTCTGATAGCTTTTATATTCTTCAGGGAAATGATTCATTTTATTACCAAAACATGAGAATCGTAAAAAATAATGGATTATATAAATATATTGGAGTAACTCATGAGTATATATCTACACCTTCAGATAATAGAATTTTAGGTTTTGAAAAACATGATTTATTTATCAGAGATTTTGGAGACGGTGGGTCAAAAAGTGATAAATTTGAAAGAGATATTAGATTACTTTTAGATGGAATTAGAGATGAACCTGAAAATGCTGATAGATATCATTTTTATTTAGCAAATAGTTATCATGATTCAGGAAGATTTGGCGAAGCTATTAATGTCTATAAAAAAAGAATTGAATTTGGAGGATGGAAGGAAGAAGTATGGTATAGTTATTATAGAATTGGTTTGTGTTTTAAAAATATGGGTAAAATTGATGATGCTATTAAATATTGGATGGAGGGTTACAACTTTTATCCAGAACGTCTTGAAGGGTTATATGAAATAATTAATTATTATAGAATTAATTCTAAACATAAACTTGGAGAGATTATTTATAATCAAGCTAAAAAAATATTAGATTTAAATTTAAAAAGAGATAATTATTTGTTTTTATATGATGATGTTTATACAAATAAAATATATTACGAATATACAGTTTTTGCTGCCTATATTGGTGTTAATAATATAAATTATGAAGTTATTAAAGTGTTAAACAATTCAAAAGATGAGAATGAAGTTAGTAATATGCTTCAAAATATGAAATTTTATAAAGATATTTTAATTCAAAAATCAAGAATAATCTTTGATAATAAATTAATTTCATCAATTAATAATGAAGATGTTACGTTTAATTCATCATCTAGCTGTTTAATTCCTAACATAAATAATGATTGTTATAAAATGAATATTAGATATGTTAACTATCATATTACAGATTCTGGTAGTTATTTAAATTGTGATAAGAACATTATATCATTGAATAAATATATTGAATTTGATAAAGAATTTAATGTAAAAAATGAAAAATGGATGGAATTAAAATTTGATAATAGAAGATACATTGGAATTGAAGATATTAGAATTTTTCATGATATTGAAAGTGAAAATTTATTATTTATTGGAACTGGTTTCCATAAAAATGAACAGATTGGTATTGTATCAGGAAATTATGATGTTAATCTACTACAATTTAATGATAACGAGTTAAAAACTAACTTTAATAACTCCGAATGTGAAAAAAATTGGGTTTATGTTGATTATAAAAAATCGACGCATGTTATTTATAATTGGTTTCCTTTACAAATTTGCAAATTAAATAATGAAGACGGTTTATTATCTTTAATTGAAACGAGAGAAATGCCTAAGATTTTTAGTAAAATTAGAGGTTCAACTTGTGGATTTAAATATTTTAAAAAAATAGGAGATAATAGTAATGTTAATATAAAAATTGATATTATTGAATCTGAAATATGGTTTGTTACGCATTTAGTTTCTTATGAAAATCCTCGCCATTATTATCATGTAATAGTTGTTTTTGATTCTAATATGAATCTATTACGTTATTCAGCTCCATTTAAATTTGAAGGGGAACCAATTGAATATTGTCTTAGTATTGTAGTTGAAGATGAACAAGTTCTAATAAATTATAGCACTTGGGATAGAACAACAAGAATTGGAATTTACGATAAAAAATATATAGATTCAATCGTAAAATATACTTAATAATTGTCAATAAGGGTTGTATTATGGTTGCATGCATAGATATCAAATAACAGTTTATTTTCATTATAAATTAAATACCAGATATTAACTTCCCACATAATTGTATTCTTTGATGTCATAATGTCAATACATTTTGACTTCATAAGACTAGAAAATTTTTCAAGTGAGTGTATATTTCCTCCAAAAACTCCTCCTGCAAAATACCATGCAACGTCTTTATAAATATCTATATTATACTCATAATTTATATTCCATATCCCTCCAATTCTAACCTTATTATATTTTTTATCTTTTAAATTGTTAATTTTTTCAACAAATTCTTCATCAGAACAATAAGAAAATGCTCCATTTAAAATATGTTTTATGCCAAAATCTACCCAAATAAAATTATCTGTTTTAAAATGATTTAAATAAATTGCTCTTCTAATCCATTCTGTTTTGTTACACATTGTAAACATAAATTCAATTGTATCTTTTGAATGATCTGTCGAATTTAATTGAAAATTTGTTAAATATGATGTGTAATTATATAAATATGAATCTGTTTTTATTATTTTAATTATTACAGTATTTGTTTTATCATAATCATCTCCAATTAAATCAAACATTATTTCGTCAACAAAAATTACTTTTGGAGTTGTAGATTTCATTAGAATTCTACCATGTTCATAATATCTTTTTAATGAATCCGCATATCTTTCATTAATATTGCTTACAAAAGCTGAAACGATTGTGCTCATTTTATATTTATTAATTATATGTTTATATTTTTAAATATATAATTAATATTCTTTATATTCTTTATTATTTTTTCTGAGAATTCTTATACAATATCGTATAAGGTTTTATATTTTACAGTAAATAAAATAAATCTATCGTCAACAGGAATTAAAATATATTCTTTTTTATTTATTTATAATATTTCTTATGCAATCGCGAACCTAGAATTTATTTACAATTCGAGTTTTAAGATATTAAATCTATTTTATACTGATTTCTTTTAATAGTTATTAAGAGATAGTATACAACTTAACATTTTTAACTGAAACTACAACTCTCTTGACTAATTACAAACCAACAATTTAAAGTGCTATTCCAAATCATCTCAACAGCAGAGTTAATATTCGTTAAAAGACAATTGGTAAATCCACTACCACTTGTAGAACGGAAAGTATTACCACCACCATTAATCGTTAAACCTACATTTTGGTCGTAGTAATAAAATAAAAACCCAGCGGAAGTTTGAGCGTTAGTAGCAAATAAAGTTTGAGAACCATTATAAGCAACGCAGTTCCAAGATGAACCGAAAGGAGGTAGAGAAGGGGAATATTGAGTTGTATTAGCGTATATCGTAGTAGCATTTATAATTGTATAATACACACCAGTAGCAGGAATAAGAGTAATAGAAGTAATAGAAGATGGAGGTTGAAAGAGATAATTGTTTAAATCCCAACTTGACCCATTCCAAAAAATAGATATTCCGTAATTATCCGTCCAAGTAGGGTAAAACAAAGGATTAGTAAAAGCACCTCCAACCAAAATACTACTACCATTAGGTATAACAGAAAAAACAGGAGAGTTCAAAGTTGTTCCAATACTGAAAAATGAAGACACATCAAATCCAGATGAAGTCCCAAATGTAAATATGTAAGGAATAGTAACAGGATTAGCGTTCGCTTGAAGATTTGTAAAACTACCACCAACTATAATATAGTTAGAGTTCCCAGTATCTTTCGTAATAGATAATACATCACCGCCAAAAAAGCCATTATTACTGAAATTACTAAAAGGATAAAAAGTAGCGGTATTATAATCCAGCGTAATCCATTTAGGATATATCGCACTCAAAGAGCCGTAATAGTCGTCGAACCCACCACCAATATACAAACATGAATTAGCACCATTATCGTAAAGAGCGTATACAGGAGCATTCATTCCAGTAAAACTTCCTGTAATATCGAAAGAACTATACCCTGTATTATTAATACCAACCAAATAATTATAAGAAACACTTGAAAAATCACCACCAACAGCCATTTTAGTATTACTTTGATAAGGGCAAAAAACTCTAATTCTACCACCATACGAACCCTGTAAAGTCCAAGAAGCACCACTATCGCTACTATAATAAATATTTCCGTTTTCTGTTCCCACCCAAAACTTTCCGTCCCAACTATCGTATGAAGCAGTTATATTTTCTACACCACTAATAAAACCTATATCAGTGACCGATGTCGCATGTAGCCATTCAGCAGTTTTACCCAAACTAAAAGCAGTATAACGCAAATTACTCTCAACGGAAGCAACAGGAGCAGTAGTATTCGTATTCAAATATACGACTTGTTCTTTTGAATAAAAGTTGTTTAAAGGGGTTTGAATATTATTACATTCTTGAATATTATTGCTATTGCAGTCCAAAGTAGCCCCAAGACCTACTGACCCTACTAGTCCGTTTAATGTTAAATAATCTACTAATCCTGAACCTTGTTGAACCGACAAATCTAATCTACCTCTTACTGAACCTGATGTAATTTCAGGAGCGTTTTGATGTATTCTTACATATTCCGTTTTCACACCAGTAGAAGATTTAGCATAAAAACTCATTCTATTAAACTCGCCAGTTTGAGCGGTTCTTTGATTATACATTTCTTCATATAATATTCCACTACCACTTCCACTTTGGTTTAAAGTTATAACTGGATTATTTGTTAAACCAGCGGTATTAATTGTTAGATTTTGAGTTGTAAGTATAGCATTTTGTCCTGCTACGGAATTATCCACGACGAAAGAGGTCTTGGTGCGCAATGCGTTCCCATTTGTTGAATCAACCCATATACCTTGTAACCCAGACGGTATAGGGTTTGAACTTTGTGGTTCTAAAGCTAAATAAGTTGGGTCAATACCACCTTCGACATATAATTTGCCAAAAACCATTACATCTCCTGTGTAACCAATTCCAGTGTATCCAGTAATGCCTATGCCAAAATTCCTAGTCGTCCACGGACTACCACCTGTTGGACCAGTAGCACCTGTAACACCTGTAGCACCTGTAACACCTGTAGCTCCTGTATGTCCTGTAGCACCTGTATGTCCTGTAGCACCTGTATAACCTGTATGTCCTGTAGCTCCTGTATAACCTGTATAACCTGTAGCACCTGTAGCACCTGTAGCACCTGTAGCACCTGTAGCTCCTGTATGTCCTGTATGACCTGTATCTCCTTTAGGTCCTCCTGAAGGTCCTGTAGCACCTGTATCTCCTATAGGTCCTCCAGAAGGTCCTGTTGGGCCTCTACAACCTCTTCCAGTTGGTCCTGTAAAACTTTCACCTTGTGGACCTGTAAAACCACGTGGACCAATTTGTGCATGTCCAGTTGGACCTCGAGGACCAATAGGACCTTGACCTCTTAAATCACAACATCTTTGAGCTCCTAAATATTGATTATATGTTCCATAATACTTTGACATTTATATAATTATATTATAATTAATTATATAATTTTTAAGTTATATTTTATATTTTGGATAATTTTATTTAATCTCTCTTTATATCATTATATTCGGGAGTATCAACGAAATTTGAGATTTTTTATACTATTTTTATGTTATCATAAATAGTGACATTTTTTACATTTTATGAAGAGGGAAGCGAAGAAAGGCATAATTTTATCTCCCCAAGACTAGCTACATTATATTTCACAACAAGAGGCAAATCGTTCTCCAAATAGAGCTCAATTTGTTGGCACAAGTTGGTACATTTAATAAAGTAGCCTAGGTTTTTAAGAGAGAACTCGCCTTGAATAACTTTAGATGAATCTTGCTTTAAAATGAATCCCATACTTCCATCAGATTCTGCACGATGAATCTCAGCTGAAGCAAATTGGCCAGAGCATTTGAAAATGAGTTCATTACCAACTGACTTAATTTCAAGCTTATCTGAGATACAAGAAAGGTCTCTAATAATCTTTTGGAAATCAGCAGAAGGAAGATTAATAATTGAAGAAAATTTTACATCAGGATATTGAAGCTCTTCAGGCTCTGGTTCAATTAATCTCAATTTTTGCGTCTTACATTGCTTAATCTCTCCGTTCTCAAATTTAAGGGCTAAATGAGAAACAATTCCATCGACATAGTCAGAGTTTTCAATATAAATAGTTAATGTATCATCATTATCAATTGAATTAATTAATTTAAATAAATGAAACATATTTACACCAATAATAATTTTTTCCTTCTTACATTCATAAACCTCGAAATTTTGGGCAGCTAAATACAGGTGAGCTAAAATGGTATGCGATTTATCCATATTAATAATACGAATGCCATCTGGTTCAAAAGTTATATTTGTTTCTAAAAGAATATCTTTCAGAGCAGTCATTAAAGTTCTAAAAGGAGCTATTTGAACTGTTTTAATAGTTAAAACATTACCATCGTTTTGACTTGTTACTTGGTTTTTATTTGAAAATGAGGACATTATACTATTTGTAATTTAAAATCTTTAAATACTTATGAATTTAAATATTTTAATTAAATTTTAAACGAATTAATTTTAAAATAATTTATAAATATTAAATAGATTTATGTTTTAATACAATACAATAGAGCAATATTAATAGGTCTAGTTTCAGTTCCAATTATTCCCAAGGCTGCTTGTTCTGGATATGTTCCGTCATCTGTTAAAGCAGCTAATGGACCTGAACCAATTCCATTAGTATCACACCAAGCGTTATATACACCTGTCCCGACACCATTTACTGCAGCGTAATTCTGACAATCATTATTAGACGCTATATGTTGATGTGGTTGCATTTGGTCTTGTTGAACTGAAGCAAATGCTCTACCAGTATCAATTCCACCAGTAGCTCCAGTAGCTCCTGAATTCCAACCTCTGACAAAATATCCACGCAAATCAGGTAAAAGAAAATATGGTGCTGGAATACATCCAAATGTACAACCTATTGCTAAAAAAAGGTTTGGATAATCAGAAATTAATACTTGTGAACCGTCACAAGCTAACCAACCTGAAGGAGCCACAGACATTCCAAAAAGCATAATAGCTCCAGGTGGAAAACTTCCAGAACTTCCACCACCAGAAGCTCCAGTAGGACCTGCAATTCCAGTAGGACCTGCAATTCCAGTAGACCCATTAATTCCTGTAGGACCTCTAAGACCCTGAGGACCTTGAGGTCCAGGAACACAACAAGAATTTTTATTTTTTAAATATTCATTATAACTAGACATATATATTCTAAAAATAAAATAAAAATTATATTTTTACCTTGGCGACTTTTCTAGTTCCATGTCCATGTTTTCTTTTTGATTTTTTTGCCATAGTTAAAGCCTTTGAGTTTTTCTTACATCCTTCTTCTAAAATATTATAATCAACTGCTGCAGCTTTTCCAGATGTAATAGAACTAGCTAAACGAGCAAGACCCCACGACTGAGATGTCTGATTTGGTCTTGAGCCTGATGAATAATATGCTCCTTGTCCTTTATTTATAATTTTTGCAAGAGCAGATTTTGAACAACCTGTTGCTTTTGCTAGTTCATTTGTAGCTCCAATTTTATCAACATTATATATTTTCATTGCCTTCAATATATGAGGTGATTTTTTAGATTTGAAAGATGGAATTGCTTTTCTTGTGTAGAACTTCCCTTTTTTATAGAGACGCCTTGATTTTATTAACATTTTTGATTGAACTCCTTTATCTTTTCTAGTGAGATTTTTTGGTAAATATCTTAAATTTATTCTCATTGATATAATATAATAATATATTATTTTCGAAAACTAATTTAAAAACAAATATTAAAAAATATAGAATGACAGATAATTTAACTGAATTAAAATGTTCTGAAACTTTTAAAAAAATGCTAG